GGCAGGCCGAAGGGAACGGCACGGAAGCGGCCCGGATAGCGGGATATGTCGGAGACGAGAGCACGTTAGCGGTAACCGCAAATCGGCTAATAAGAAACGATAAGATACAATATTTTTTAAAGCCTAGGCATGTCCCCTCGGATCTCATTATGACTCGCGACGAGATGGAGGCGACGCTTTCCCGCATGTCACGCGAGGAGGAATCGGCGTCAATCCGCCTGAGGGCGATGGAGCAGCTTGCAAAGATCCAGGGTCTACACCTGGAGCGCCATCAGATCGAAAGTCGTGTGGAGCTCACCGACACGCGCAAGGAGCTGCGCGAGATGCTGGAGCGCCCCGAACTTGTGTCCTCCGTGTTGGCGCTGACCTCGCAACTCACGCGCGGTGTGCCCGAGGTCGAGACGGATGTCCGCGCCGACGCCTGAGATCGCTCTTGATACCTGGAAGTTAGGGCTTGGTTCGTTTGCGGAGTTCGCGTCGCCATGGCGAAGGCGATGGATCCGCTATCCTTGGTTGAGGCATTTGGCCGACCAGATACAAACCGCGCTACTTACGAAAAAAGACGCGAGGATAATAATAAACGCGGCACCTCGGCATGGAAAAAGTGAGCTAATCTCCCACTGGCTCCCTGTTTGGTTTTTGGAATTGTGGCCGGATAAAAAAATAATTCGGACAAGCTACGGAGATTCCCTGGCGAGTGAATGGTCTCGTAAAGTACGCGATGAGTTTTTGACAAACTCCGAGCTTTCGACCAAACTGCGCATGGATTCAAAATCCATCAGCGACTGGAAAACCGTTGAGGGTGGGGGCATGCGGGCGACCGGGGTAGGAGGCCCAATTACGGGCGTCGGAGCGGATCTTTTAATCCTCGATGATCCTACAAAAAACTGGGAGGACGCTACGTCGCCTATTTCCCGGGAGCGATTGATTGATTGGTTTCAATCGACGCTCTACACGCGCGCTGAACCGGGAGCGGCCATAATCACAATTATGACCCGCTGGCATGAAAGAGATCTGACCGGCTATCTCACGGAGGAGCACGCCGACAAATGGCAGTTGATACGCTACCCGGCGCTTGCGGAAGATGGCGACGATTTGATAGGGCGCGCGCCCGGAGAGGCGTTGTGCCCGCATCGTTTCTCGGCGAGCCGACTTGAACAAATCCATAAGACGCTCGGGAGCTACATGTTCGCGGGCCTGTATCAGCAGCGCCCCGCGCCGATGTCGGGTGGTTTTATCCGGCGCGATTGGGTACGGCGATGGACCGCCCTGCCTACGTCGATTGACGAGTGGTTACAATCCTGGGACTTGACCTTCAAAGCGACGGGCTCATCATACGTGGTCGGCCAGGCGTGGCTTAGGTCGGGTGCGAACTTCTACCTCGTGGACCAGATCCGAGAGAAGCTCGACTTCCCCGATACTATGCGAGCGATGATAAATTTTTCCAGACGTTGGCCGCTTGCGGTAACGAAGCTCGTGGAGGACAAGGCCAACGGGCCGGCGGTAATCGCGGCGCTCAAAGACACCGTGCCGGGGATAGTTGCCTACTCCCCGCGTGGCTCTAAGGAGGCGCGCTTGGTCGCCGTGTCCGGGTTGATTGAGTCGGGCAATGTCTACATACCTGACAACCGGCTTGCGACTTGGTCCGACGCGCTTGTCGAGGAGCTGGTCAATTTCCCTCACGCGGCGAATGACGATCAAGTTGACTCCTTGACAATGGCGCTTGACAGGTTTAGTGCTAGATCCGTGGAGTCAAATTTTGTCCTACCCTTGATCGGTTCCCGTGAGCAACCGTGGAGCTTTGGATAATGCCCGAAGAAAAAAAATCAAATCCATTTACATCGATTGGTTCAACGGGGCTCAAGCAGTCGAGCGGATACATTGACGAGGAGTGGCACCCAAAACTTCGCGGGCCTTACGGCCCCAAGGTCTACAGGGAGATGGCGGACAACTCGTCCGCTATTGGCGCGATTCGATACGTTATCCGAGCACTGGTTAGACAAGTAGAATGGAGGGTAGAGCCGGCGAGCGACGACAAAGAGGCGCAGGACGCGGCGGAGTTTGTTGAGTCCTGTTTGATTGACACCTCACACACGTTCGAGGACTTGGTATCCGAGGTGTTGAGTTTTCTCGAATATGGCTGGGCATATTTTGAAATTGTTTACAAGCTCCGCAAGGGGCAGACGAAAGATCCGAAGACGAGATCGCGATACGACGATGGAAAAATCGGCTGGCGCAAGATTGCCTTGCGGCCGCAAGACACGCTTGATAAATGGGAGTTTGATACCGACGGAGGTCTTCGCGGGTTTCATCAATACGATTCCTACAGTGGCAAGCAGGCCTATATTCCCATAGAGCGGTCGATTCTTTTTAGGACGGAGACCTTCAAAGGAAACCCCGAGGGTCGTAGTATCTTTCGTAACGCTGTGGTAGATTATTTTTACCTCAAACGGATCTCGGAGATAGAGGCCATTGGTATTGAGCGGGACATGACGGGGCTCATTACAATGGAGGTTCCGATTAGGATTTTGCAGCAGACGACGGACGTTGACCGCGCGCTGTTCACGTCAATCACAACGATGCTTTCGCAACTCAAACGCGACGAACGCGAATATGCGTTGATACCGCCCGAGCTGGATCAAGAGGGCAAGCCGACGGGATACAAGCTCAAGCTGCTATCGACGGGCGGGCGAAGGCAGATAGAAACGACCGAGGTCAAAACCTACTACAAAACCGGAATGTTACAAAGCGTGCTTGCGCAGTTTATCCAATTGGGCATGAACACCACGGGGAGCTTCGCGCTTGCATCGACGCAGACCGATTTGTTCGCCGTGGCTCTGGGCACCTTCCTCGACATCATATCCTCGACCTTCACGCAGTACGGAATCAACCGCTTGATGGAGCTGAACAAAATAGATTCGGAGTGCTGGCCTTCGCTTGTGCATGGCGACTTGGAAGCGCCTCCGCTTGCGGAGATCGGCGCGTACATCCAAGCGCTTGCGGGTGCGGGACAGTTGCCGGAGGACGCGGCGATCAAGCGCAAGCTCTTAGAATTTGCGAAGTTACCGCAACCTGAGAAAGAGGGCGAGTAGTGAGCCTGGCGTTGCAGTACGCGGGGCTGCGGATTTACAAAGCGCGCGTGCGCCGTCCGGCCTGGCAGGACAATGCACCTAAGACACAGAGCGGGAAAGACACGTATCGGATAGCGGCGAAGCATGCGCCGGATTTCTCGCGAGCGTTTCGCGCGGCGGTACGTGCAATGCTTCCCGAGGACATGCCTAAACCTTTTCGAGAGGCGGTAGACACACAGTCCAGCGTTGACGCCTACAAGGCGGTAGAGGATACAATCGCCGAGGGGTTAGAAAAGTTTGAGGCCGCCTTGCTTAGAGAATACGAAAAGGTGATCAACGAAAGTGGGGATGCGACGTACCGGGACTTGAACAAGCAACTCGGTACGAACTTGGGTTTTGAAATTGCCAAGGGCAAGAAGCAGATACCGAGGCCGATGAGCCCACATGTGCGCGCCGCGTCGCGGGCAATGCTTGTGCCGGTCAATCCCTACTCGAAGGCGTGGATGAAAACGCAGTCGACCAAGCTGATAAAATACGTCCGAGAGAAGCAGGCGCAGACGATACAAAATGTTTTGAGCGCTGGTTTTGAGAAGGGCTTGCGCCCCGAGCTCGTGTACGACGACATCAAGGCCAATATTGGATTGACGCCCCGGGACGCGGGGGCCGTAGCAAGGCGTAAAGAGTTATTGACGGAGCAGGGATATTCCAGGGCGGAGACCGCCGCGCTTGCGGCGCGGTATCGGGACCAATTGCTTGACCTTCGTGCGGAGATGATCGGCCGAACGGAGACGATCTCCGCACAGGCACAGGGCCGGCTTGACGCTTGGAAGGTTGCCGAGGAGTCGGGACAGTTGAAGGGCGTGGTGAGGGAGTGGGTAAGCGCGCCTCCGGGGCCTCCTGGTCGGCCTTGTGAGCGGTGTTTGTTGATGAATGGAAAGCAGGCGGAGGTAGGGGGGAGTTACGAGTCAGACGAAGGGCCGGTCGAGCGACCTGGACTGCATCAGATGTGTCGGTGCACTGAGATCCTAGTGAGGGTTTAGAAATGCCCGCTAAAGAATTTTTAGAAGAGGTCTGGTCCGAGGCTAAGAAACAGTTGCCGGGATGGGCGTATGCTGCGCTTTTCCAGATGGCCAGGGCGAAGTCGGGGGGGCGCGCTGCACATCGAGTAGACGAGCCAAGCGTACTCGAAAAGATGGCGTTGCCCGAAATCAAGCCGGCGGTGCTTGCGAAGGTCGACGATACTGAACTTAGGGCGATATGGTTGAGACTGCATCAATGGTATGCTAACGCCAAACGGCGCAAGGCGGCGGTTGAGAATGTTGTCAACGCGGCGCTATGGGTATCGGAGGAAATGAAGCGGCGGGGGCTCGCTCCGGGCGAGTCAGAGTTGACCGCTGCAATTGATGAGATATCGAAGGCGCGGCGCGTTCGGAGCGACAGCGTCCACGGGGTAGAGGGGCCTGTGCCTGATTTCTTGGGCGAGCGGTTGAAGGCTGCGCCTGAGGAGATATTGCTTGTGCGGGATTGGGTTTCTATTGCTGGGAGTGCGGCGGTTGCGGAGAAACCAAACGATATCGACGTAGTGATTCGCAGCGACTACAACGCGCAGTCCGGCCGATACGAGATAGACGGCGCGGCGCTTTGGGTAGCTTTGCGAAGGTTCCTAGCTCCGAACAAGGGCGGGCCGCAGATGCAGTTACTGGCGTCTCCGGCCGGAAGTTTTACGGACTACGTGCCCGCGTTTGACCTCGTGGCGCGCAAGCGACAGCCTCACGTGGTTCAGATAGAACCTACGCCTCCTGAGTACGAGGGGCAGGGGCGGGTGGTTAAAGCCGAAACCCCGACCAAAACACAGGCTGACAGAGCGAAGCGCGAGGACAAGCTCACGCTAGGTGAGTTTTTTTATCAGCCCAAGCCGACGCGCCCCGCGCAAACCGAGAAGCCGCAGACCGTTGATGGTCTTGTGGAGCTGTACGAGGACCGGCGCGAGAAGTGGTTGCCGGCCTGGGTGCAGCGCAAGTATGACGGTTGCAGTCATCAAGGACACAAAGAAAACTCGAAAGTGGTTATCTACTCCGAGGACGGGGATGACAACACGGATCGTTTGCCGGGGATTGTAAAAGCTATTCAAGACCTGCCCGTGCACAAGGCGGTTATCCCGATGGAATTGGAATGGTGGGAGGGCGAGCAACATCTCCCGCGCGAGCGCGTGGTGGGATACCTGGCGGAGCGAGGGGAGCCGGATGACTCGAAGATACGGGCGAACATTTACGACGTGGTGTATTGGAAGGGCGAAGACGTGCATAAAAAGCCGTTACGCCTTCGCCTTGAATACCTGCGCCAGTTGCAATCCCAGAAATCGAAACAGCTATTGATAGCGCCCGGACGGATGGTAGAGACCGCCGACGAGTTACGAAAAGTCACGGAGGAGATCCGCAAGGAGCAGGGGTCCGAGGGGATAGTCGCCAAGCAGATTGACTCGACCTATCCACTGGACGTTGTAACACAGGATCGGTGGGTAAAATATCACAACAACACGACGCTAAAAGCCGTGGTGTTGAAAGCCAAACGCACGAAGGGCGGGGTATGGACTTACGACTACGGGGTTTTGTCCGGCAAGCAAGAGCCGGCGGTGGTAGTTGATGGCGTGGTCCCGGTAGGCGAGTCTTTCTCGACCTCGCGCCGATACTCGCCCGGCGACCGCGTGTTGATTGAAGCGGAGTCGGTAAACAAAGTGCTTGCGCCGGATGGCGTGCGGTTGACGGCCTGGGTTCCGCGCGTGCTTGGGGGCGAATACGAAGGCGACCCGGACACGGTTGACGACGTAGCGAAGCGTGCTTCGGAAAACCTGGTATTGCAGACCAAGCGCGTTGACGACAGAGGCGCGGTTTCCGAGTACCTACCGCCGAACGTAATCAAGGCGTTGCGACCCGAGGTGCCGACGGTTTCGCCTGAGCGGCCTGTGATAGCGTTTGTGGGGGCGAGCCCCGGGCGCTCGGAAGCGGCGCGTAAAGAGCCCTTCGTTGGGCAGGCGGGCGAGGTGCTTAACGAGGTCTACCTAAAGCCGCTTGGTATTTCGCGGGACCAGATTATGTTGACAAACGCCGTTCCTCTGTACCTCGAAGACGAGCAAGGCAAAACGAGGGAGCCGACGATTGACGAGATCAAGGAATGGCATGATTGGCTTATGGGCGAGCTGGACAAGTATCAACCTCGCGTTGTGGTTGCGCTTGGAAGGACCGCCGAGGCGGCGCTCGGTGACAAGTCGAATTTTGTCTTACCGCATCCGTCGGCGGTGCGCAGGTTCGGGGACTCGGGAGAGGTAGGCCGGAAGATAAAGCAAATCAAAGAGCGCCTCTCGGTAAAAAAACAATTGCCAAAGCCCTTGTTACAGCCCCGCGCGGAAGGCGGGACAAGGGCTACCGCCGCATACGACGCTTGGGAAAAGAACTGGCAGGATATGCTTCCGACGAGCGGTAAGGGTAGGTTTGTCTATCAACACCATTGGCGAGGATTGGAAGAGGATGATACAAAAAAGACGGACGCGGAATTGATGGAAGAGCCCGGGCGCTCGGTGCATGGCGATATACGCCTCGAAGCAGACGACGCGCTCTGGGGCTGGGCGGTGTTCCTCGGTCGAACCGAAGATAACAGGGACCGAGACAAGCTGCTCGATTGGAAGGCCGGGGACAAAATAGAGCTTGCGCCAAAACTCCCACAGCCGAAATCCTGGGTGGATGTAGGCGTGGACAAGCCCCTTGTTACGGGGCCAGGGGAAGTCGGAGCGACCTCCGAGAAGTACTCAAAGTTTTTCGGAATTGAGACCGGGACTTATCAACTCGGAGTAGCCCGCCAGCACCTGGTAGAAATTTTCCTTGACAGCCCTGGATTAAAAGGGCGATATTTGTTTGAGTACGCCCCGGTAGCGGGTAGGCGTCGGTGGCTGATTGATAAGCCGGAAGACCAGACGCCTTACGCAGAACGGCGCGAGCTTGCCGATGTTCTTGGCGAGTTAAGAAAAAAGGGTCAACGCTGGTTGATATGGGCGAAGCCTGGCGAACGTCCGCAGAAAATAGACGTGCGCTCGGGCAAGGTTGTAAAACAATCGCGCGTATCCATTAGCAAGGCAGATCCAATCAAGCGGATAGTTTATGGCGTTGTCCTGGATCCATACGGGAACCATGGCGAGCCGGAATTTGACGCGCATAAAGATTGGATGTCGCCACGCGAGGTCGAAAGAACCGCGCATGCGTTTTTGAGGAGTAGCCGAGTGGTAGGATTGCAGCACCAGAAAAAAGCGAAGGCCGATGTGGTTGAAAGCTGGATCGAGCAGTACCCTTCGCGCGTTGAGTATTTGAAGGCGATGCAAGATCGCGAACACAAAATATATCGCCGCGCTTTTGGTAACGACGTGCTTCATTCCGGCGCTTGGGTTCTCGGTGTTCAACTCGGGGATAGCGAGTGGAGGTCCTACGAAGAGGGAAAGATAAACGCTTTCTCTCCTGGCGGTTTTGGATCTCGCCGAGCTATAGCGCGTGACGACCTGCCAAAGGTTGAGATTATCGACTTGGTTGAAAGGAAAGCGTGATGGCAAATCACGAGTCAGAGTTAATAGACCTCACCGCCAACGAGGTGAGCCTAGTTGATCGCGGTGCTAACAAGAAGAAACGGTTTCCCGTTTTCAAGGAGGAGCAAATGGATGAGATTTTGAAGGCCGTATTGGATACTCCGGTCGACGAGGAGGACACCCTCACGGAGTATTTCGAGAAGGCCAAAGTCAGCGACAAGGGGCAGAACGCGCTAAAGGCGGCGCTGCGGATGCTGTCTTCGTACAAAGATGAGCTACCCA